GAAACTAATAGACACAAAATACTTTGACAATTTTAGTGAAGAAGAAAAAAAGAAACTTAAAGTTTAGGAAGTGAAGGTACTATTTATATTAAACAGGAGTAGTTATGTATTTAGATGATGGAAAATCTTATCTTCTATTTGGTAAACAAATTAATCAGATAATAATGGTTCTTCAAATGATTAGTGATAAATATCCAGATATAAGGAATATAAATAGGTTTATACAAAACTTAAAAGATATGAGAGCATATGAAGATATGTTGGATGAGTTTATTTTTGGTGACCAAAAGACATATCCGGATGATAAACGACCTGTTGGTTCTAAAGATGTTATGACACTAGATGAGATAATGAACGATTTACAATTAAGATTTATGGATGAGAGAGATAAGAATAATGGAAAAGATTGACCACGTTGCTATAGCAGTTACAAATATTAAACATGCAGTTAAATGGTATACTGAAAACCGTAAATGTAAAGTAAACTATCAAGACGATAGTTGGGCTGAACTACAATTTGAAAATATAAAATTAGCTTTAGTCTTACCACAAGACCATCCACCACATTTAGCTTTTGTAGATGAGTCGATTAAGAATGGAACTAAACACAGAGATGGTTCAGAGTCAGTATACGATCATGATACATTTGGAAATATAATAGAAAGAATAAAGTATGAGAAAAGTAGTAAGAAATGAAGAACAAATTATGCTAGTACTAATTGGCATTTGTATTGGTGTAATTATTGGAATGTTTTTGAAGACTGCTATAGATGTATTTTTTGTTGTTGAAAATTTACCTTAAAAAGTTCTTGACTTGTATAGGATTTTATTCGTAGCTTCCTGTATAATTAAGAGGTTAAAAATGAAGAAAACAGTTATATTTGATTTGGATGGAACTCTCGCTAATATCGATGTGAGGAGAGATAAGTCTCTTAAACCTAATGGTAAGTTGGATTGGGAAATATTTGCTTCACCTACTTCTATTATGGATTGGGATGAACCTAATGTACCAGTTATAAAGATGGCTCAGCTATTCAAAGCTGATGGATTCAACATAGTTATATTTAGTGGAAGAAACGATAGAGGTTTCTTTGCTACCAAAGATTGGTTGAAGATACATAATGTTCCGTTCGACCTTTTGGTTATGAGACCTGATAAGTTCAAAGACTCATCCTGGCCGATTGCCGATGGTAATCCTGCGACACCTGATATGAGATTTATGCCAGATGAGATTCTCAAGAAAAAGATGTTGGATACTTTCGTAGATATCAATGATGTCTTTCTTGTTGTTGATGACAGAGATAAGGTTGTGAAGATGTGGAGAGATTTGGGATTGAATACATTTCAGGTTGCACCAGGTGATTTTTAATGAATAAATTATGGTGGGCAATTATAGCACAGGTAGTTGGTTCAATCATAGCTTTCTTTCAACTGCAAGGTTGGGTTGTGTGGAATAAACCTTGGCTACAATCCATATGGTGGATGTATGCTACAAGTCTTATCATAGCACCACTTTTCTTTTG